ATGTTTTCAAATTTGAAAGCAAATGGGGTCCACCAGAGTTGGAACCTAATTGGAAATGTTACAATGCTACATTGGAGCATTTAGCTAATCCTGGCGATACTTTCAAGCCAGATGAACTTGAAAGGGCCAGGCAGGATTGGTTAGAACCCCTATTTGAAAAAGTTGGGGAAGTTCCAGACATACGTCCTCTAACTCTGCAAGAGGCTGTTATGGGAATCGATGGTGAAAGATTCATTGATCCCATAGATATGTCAACTAGCATGTGCCATCCAGTTTTTGGCAAAAAACGGCCACATTTTGAGGACACATGGCACAACGGTAAACTGATCTCTCGAACTCCCAGTGAGGAGATAATGTTTGAGATAGAGAGAGTAGAAAACTGTTGGAAGCACGGTAAACGTGCTAATGTCGTATGGTCCAGTAATCTTAAAGATGAACCTACACCTTTTACAAAGAAGAGTGTGAGAGTTTTTCAAGGTTCACCAGTGGTTTTGACTATTTTAATGAGGAAATACTTTCTCAAGATAGTCCGTTTTTTGGGGTTGCACTCAATTGAGGCAGAATGTGCTGTAGGTGTGAATGCTTTTGGTAAGGAATGGGAGATTTTGATGGCCCATTCTGAGAAATATAGCGAGAACACTGATTTAGGTTGGGATTATTCTAAGTACGATGTAAGAATGAATTCCCAACTAACAATTGCAGCATATATGTCATTAATTGATTTGGCAGTAGCGCACGGTTATGATGATGATGACATTTACATGATGCATATGATGTTGTATGATATAGTGCACCCATTCCTAGACTACAACGGGACGTTGCTTCAGGTTTTTAACATGAACACGTCTGGAAACAGTCTCACGGTTATTATCAACAGTATAGTTGGTAGTTTGTTGGTGAGAATGGGTTTTTTCCACGTTTACCCGGAAAAGGTGAGATTTCGGGATTATGTGGCGGCTTTGACGTACGGGGATGATTTTAAAGGAAGTGTGAAACCCGAGTGTGCGGATTTTCATTTCGTGTCCTATCACGATTTTCTTGCTTTGTTTGGAATGAAGATAACACATCCAAACAAAACATCAGAGGCTGGTCCATTCTTGAGCAAGGGGGATCTTGACTTTCTTAAAAGAATGAGTAATTACATTCCAGAAATAGCCAGGTTTATTGGAATGTTGAATGAGGAATCAATCCTCAAACCGCTATATGTGCATTTAAAGTCAACCAAGGCTACAATGCGCGAGGTCGCGTGTGATGCTGTTGAGAATGCATTACACGAATGGTTTGCTCATGGTAGGGATGTTTACGAGGATAGGAGGAGCAAACTCCAGGAGGTGTGTAAAAGAGCTTCTTTGCCTGTAATGGCATTGGAAACTGATTTTGACGCACGAGTACTTTATTGGAAGGAAAAGTACGATTAATCGGAAAAATTATTTTGTCCCTCTGTGCGTTCTCTGCGCACACTAAGTTAAAAGAAACAATATTATTGGTTACCATTATACATATTATATTTGTTCTATATATTTATATTAGGCTTTGTATTGTACGGCAGACCCCTCGTGGTCTACTCTTATTTAGGAGAGTGCTTCGCCAGCACATTTGAACATAAAACTTTGAACGGCTTGATCCGGTTACGTTCAATTGTATATTAATGGATTACAGATTTACATACATATTATACGTTTTTCGACGGTTTAGCTTTTTCCACAAAAAAGTTAGTGCTGGATAGCACGATTTTTCCACAAGCTGAAGAAGTTAGTGGAGAAACTAGAGAAGTTGAGCAAAATGTGACTTTCTTGACCTCAATGAAGGAGAAACTTCTGGAATTGAGGCGCCCACCACTGTTCTGACTG